GCTGTCCGTGAGGATGAGAAGTACGGGTCCAACAATGATGTGAAGGGCTTTAAGTCTGTGCCGGGTGGGGCGCCAGCAATTGCGTCAGCGCCTGTCGCCTCTGCTCCATCCACCTCTGCCGGCAAAGCAACCCCACCGTGGGCTAAGAAATAAGAAAGGAGATCGGGGGGATTCGTCCCCCCAACTTTTATGCAAATCCCAGAGCCAACCAACACGACAGTTAACCTGGTCTATAGCCTCTATGACAAGGCTCAGACGGCNCGCGATTACTTGGGCTGGTCATCCATTGGACGCCCGTGTGAGAGGGAACTGTGGCTGCGTTTTCGCTGGGCGGTGACCGAGCGGATTGAGCCACGGGTCATGCGGCTTTTCAACACCGGCCACCTTGAAGAGACAAGAATCTTAAATGAACTGACCAAGGCTGGCTGCAAAGTGCAGGCGTTTGACCCCAAGACCGGTAAGCAGTTTGCTGTGGAATCACACGGCGGGCACGTTTCGTGGCCATGCAGATGCAATCGTGACCGGCNTGCCAGAAGCCCACAAGACNCCNCANCTAGGTGGACGTCAAGACAATCAAGAGTAAGAAGTTTGACCAGCTACTCAAAGACGGCATGGAAAAGATGTACCCGGAATACTGGGCGCAGGCTCACGGGTACATGGGGCTGTTNAAACTCACCAGAGCCATGTTCATNTTTGTNTGTAAAGACGACGACAGGCTTTTTGCCGAGCGCTTTGANTACGACGCCAANGTGTTTGAGAAGTACAACGAGCGNGCTAAACGTATTGTNTTTTCTGACCAGATGCCGCCACCCATTAGCACCGACCCNTCTTGGTATCAGTGCTCATTCTGTGCGGCCAANACTTTCTGNCACGACACCAAAAAGACAACCGAAGTTAACTGTCGGACATGCGCCCATTCCACTGCNANGCCTNACGGNACTTGGCACTGTGCCCGCTGGGACGACGCCATCCCTGTGGACGCCCAGCGTGTCGGGTGCGACAGCCATGTGATCCATCCAGACCTGGTGCCGTGGAAGCGCAAGGTCGGTGGCGAGTGGACGGCCATCTACATTGTGGATGGCAAGGATGTTGAGAACGGTGAAGGGGCTTACGCCAGCGGAGAGGTGCTGGCCAATGCTGCTGCCTGCAACGACCCGGTGGTTAACCATGTGCGCAANGAGTTTGGCGCGAGGATTGTTGGATGAACAACTATTGTGTAATATTTACTCTGTAGTTGTTTATCCAACAGAGGGCATTATGAAAAAGATTAATCGGATTGGTATGACGTATGGTCGGCTAACAGTAATTGCCGAATCTTTAAAAAAAACCAAGCGAGGCGAAGGATATTGGGTTTGCCAATGCAGTTGCGGAAGCCAAACTGAGGTTTGCTCAAGCAATCTTGTGTCCAACAAAACAATGTCATGCGGATGTCTTGCTAAAGAAATGTCATCTGCGAGAGCAAAACTTTTGTTTACAAAGCTAAAAACGATGTGCCAAGTAGAGGGGTGTACTTCTGACACAAGCAAGGGCGGGAATGGATTTTGCGGTAAGCATGCTCAAAGAGTGCGCAGGTACGGCGACCCAAATTATGTTACGCCAGAATCAATACGAGTACACAATTTGCGGTTGGCACATCTTTCAAAAGAGTTAAAACCAAACACGTATCGTAAGTTTTTTGGCAAGCATGAACATCGAGTTATAGCAGAAACAATGATTGGTCGTGCTTTATTGCCAAATGAGCATGTGCATCATAAAGACCATAACAAACACAACAACAGTCCAGACAATTTAGAAGTTATGGACAGCAAAGATCACGCTAAGTTACACGCCAAAGAAAGAAAACATGCAACTAAGACCATATCAACAAAAAGCAATTAAAAATCTTTATAGCTGGTTTGAAAATAATTCAAAGGGCAATCCAGTTTTGGCAATGCCTGGTGGGTCTGGTAAATCCGTTGTTATTGCATCGATTGTTTGCGACGCCATACAAAAATGGCAAGAACCACGGGTTCTGATGTTAGTGCATAGCATGGAATTAATTGCACAAAACGCTGACAAGTTAAAAAAAATGTGGCCCAATGCTCCGCTTGGTATTTATAGCGCCAGTCTTAATCAAAAAACATTTGATGCAATTACTTATGCAGGAATTCAATCGGTGCGCAAAAAAGCAAAGCAGCTTGGCAAGATTGGGTTGTGCATTGTTGACGAATGTCATGCAATTTCCCATAAGGAAACTGGAGCATATAGAGAACTTTTGGCAGAACTGTTAGAGATTAATCCTGACATGCGAGTGATTGGCTTTTCTGCTTCCCCTTATCGTCTTGGGCACGGCTTAATTACAGATGGCGAAGATGCTTTGTTTGATGCAATTATTGAGCCTGTGTCAATAGAAGAACTGGTGTATCACAAGTATCTTGCTCCGCTAACCAGCAAAGCCACTACGTTTTCTTTTGACCAAACTGGCTTGCACAAGCGAAGCGGAGAATACATTGCTGGAGAGATGCAAGAAAAATACAACACAAGCGAAAACAATTTGCAGGTTGTTCAAGAGATTATTGAACGGGCATCTGACAGAAAACACTGGCTAATTTTTTGTTCTGGCGTTGCACATTCTGAAGCTATGGCAAAGCTGCTAAATGCGCATGGCATATCAGCAACTTCTTTAAGCGCCAAAGCATCTAAAGAAGAGCGCCAACAAAAGTTATCAGATTTTGAATCTGGCAAGATTCGAGCAATGTGTAATATTTCAATTTTAACCACTGGGTACGATCTTCCTGCGCTAGATTGCATTGTGTTTTTGCGCTCAACAATGTCGCCTGGTTTATATCTTCAAATGGCTGTGCGCGGCATGAGAATAGCGCCAAACAAAACAAATTGTTTAGTTCTCGACTTTGCCGGTGTNGTGGAAACGCACGGGCCTATCACCTGTGTTCGGCCACCAAACAAAGCAGGTGAGGGCACAGGCGAGGCGCTAGTCAAGGTCTGCGCGAACTGCGGCGAGTTATGCCACCTAGCGGCAAAGGTCTGCCCTGCCTGCGGCACTGCATTCCCACCAAGTGAGCCACCAAAGTTANAGCTACGCGACGATGATATTATGGGCGTCACCAGTAAGAGGCTAGACGTTCAAACTTGGTCTTGGCGAACCCATGTCTCCAGATCGTCTGGCAAAGAGATGCTGGCGTGTACTTATTACGGTGAGTTATCTGACGCGCCAGTGCGAGAGTATTTTGTTGTTAAGCACGAAGGGTACGCGGGCAGCAGAGCGCTCCAAGAGGTCGCCAAGATTGCTTACAAAGCAGGCGTAAGCCCAAAGTATCAAGACCTGGATGAGATATGCCTAGAGTTAAACAAAGGCAANCCACCCGTNAATGTGCGGTTTGTGAACGATGGCAAATTCTATAAAGTAACCAGAAGATTATGGACAGACGACCTNCTAAGCCTCAATTCTTGATTGATTANGAATCTAGGGTTTACCCTAAGTGTTGCCATACTTGTGACAACTTTGCCACGACTGGCATCTGCATTGAGTTTCAAGCCAAACCACCAATTGAATTTATCAACACCGAGGGAGCATGTGATTCATGGATATTGAACATACCGTTTTAAGGGTTAGGACAGAGCACGAAGAGCAGCGCGAACTGGTGATGTGGTTTCGCCAGACTTATCCACAGGTGCGCATCTTTGCCATNCCNAATGGCGGCTANCGTGGCAAGGCCCAAGGTATGCGGNTAAAGGTCGAAGGGGTATCACCAGGTGTACCAGATTTGTTTGTGCCGGCCTATGCTCTCTGGATTGAGATGAAGAAGGTGTCGGGCGGTGTTTTGTCGCCAGAGCAGAAAGACTGGATTCAATATTTAAAAACTATTAATCACTCTGTAATTGTAGGCAAAGGCTATCAAGATGCTAAAGAACAAATAATTACATTCTTTAGGGAAAACCCTAGTGCATGATAATAAATTATCGTGTAATGTTAAGTTTCTAACACGCAAGGAGAAATAATGAACCACAATAAATTAGGACACGCGGTTGTACGACT